TCTATATTCTGCCAATGGGTCGAATCTGACGACTCGTGGACTTGCTCCCAGTGCGGGGCGAACGTCCCAAAATCAGCCGTCCCGCAGCGGCCATTCGCGGCCTGCCGTGTCGGCGCGGAGCGGAACGGAGTCCCATTCCGCGAAGTCACGCTCGCCAATCGCGACCCTGCCAACTTCCAGAGAATGCTGACCGGGCCGGGGACGGAACTCAAGAAACTGCTCGCGAAACTCGGCATCAAGGCGTCCGCGAACTGCCAGTGCAACTCGCACGCGATCCAGATGAACCTCTGGGGGCCGGATGAGTGCGAGAGGAAGATCGACCAGATCGTCGCGTGGATGGGCGAGGAGGCGGCCAGGAAGGGGCTGCCGTTCATCAAGGTCGCCGCCGCTGTGTTGGTAAGGAAGGCAATCTCGAACGCTCGCAAAACCACCCTTGACTCCTAAACCCTACTGGCCGACACTACGAAGATGCCGGACGACCACCATTTCACCGTGGCGGGCCAGAAGTGGCTGCTCCGCTTCACGCGGCTGAAAGGCCGCGCCGCCGGCTGGGCATACCTCCCCGACCCGAAGACGCCGCATCTGGAACGCAAGATATTGATCGACTCGCGGCTCAAGGGTCGCCCGAAGTGCGAGACGATCATCCACGAGTTGCTCCATGTGTGTTTTCCGACCGTGAGCGAGGAGCACATCACCGTGAGCGCCAGGGACATCGCTCGCGTGCTCTTCAAGCTCAACTTCCGCGAGCTACCGGAGGAGTAATGGCGAAGGCGAAGAGCCTGGTCGATGAGGTGAGGTCGGCGCTGCCGACGAGCCGCGGGCCGCAGACTTGGTACGACCGACTGCCGGATGACGTCCGCAGCGAGTGCGACCAAATCAAGGCAGCATTCCACGCTGGCGAGATGGGGACAAAGACCGGCCTCGGCTTCGCCCTGGCGAAGGTGCTGAAGACCCGCGGCGTCGACATCGGCCACTCTGGAGTCATCTCGTGGCTCGAAAGACCCTAGTCGCCGAGGTCGCCGCCAGCCTGCCGCCGCCGAAGCCCGACGCCTCATCCGAACAGGTGACCGTCAAGCACGAAGGCGACGTCACCGAGGCCCGCAGCACCTCGAGGCGAATCAAGACCGTCGAAGACCTCCTGGCCCACATCAAGGCCGACCTCGAGCGGTTCGAGGTCGCCGCCAGCGAGGCCACCAAGTGGGAGGTGGCGACGTCGTCGCCGGACGGCGACGCGACGGTCACAGAGTTGCACCGGGTGTTCGTTCGCCTGAAGCCGCGCGGCGGGCCGACCACCCGCGAGGCCGTCCAGGCGATGATCTCCGCGGCCAGCCGGGACATCGCCCGCCCCGCGGGCAAGCGTCCGGCGAGAGCGAAGGCAGGCGTCTGGCAAGTCGTCGTCGTCGCCGACACGCACTTCGGCGCGTACTCGTGGGGGAAGACGACCGGCGGCAGCGACTACGACCTGGGCATCGCCGAGGCCCGCGTCACCGACGCCGCGACGCAGCTCCTCGCCGCCGGCGACACCTACGCCCCGGCCCGCCGCACGATCGCCTTCCTGGGCGACCTCTTTCACTTCGACACCCCCGCCGGCACGACGACCTCCGGCACGCCGCTCGAGCGGGACGGCCGGCTGCAAAAGGTGCTGAACGTCGCCTCCGACGTCCTCCTGGGGGTCGTCGAGCAGTCGGCCCAGACGGCCCCGACCGACGTCGTCATCGTCAACGGCAACCACGACGAAGTCCTGACTTGGGGCTTCCAGCGAATCCTCATGGAGCGATTCCGCCGCCACAAGGGCGTGACGATCCACGGCGAGTTCACCGGCCGGCAGTACCTGACGCACGGCAGAAACCTCCTCGGCTTCTGCCACGGGCACAAAGCGAAGGCCAAGCTGCCGCAGATCATGGCGCTCGAGCAGCCGCTGCTCTGGAGCGAAAGCGTCTACCGCGAGTGGCACACCGGCCACCTCCACCACCAGGCGGCGGCGAACAACAAGCCCCTGGACACGCTGGACGGCGTCATCGTCAGGACGGCGCCGACGATCTGCCCTCCCGACGACTGGCACTCGGCCGGGGGCTTCATTGGCTCCCGGCAGTGCATGGAGACGTTCATCTACCGACAGGAGGGCGGGATGGCGGCGATGCACGTTGCCGACCCACACATCACATGAGCAGCGACCTCCACTTCCTCCGCGTGGCCGCCGGCACCGCGAAGTCGGCGAGCCAAGACCCCCGCACCCAGAACGGCGCCATCCTGGTGGCGAGGCGAGGGACGGTCGTTGCGGCGAATGCCTACCCGATTCGCCGCTGGGCAAGCGGGGAAAGGCTCGAGCCGCCGGCGAAGTACCGCTACATCGAGCACGCCGAACGCGGCGTCATCTACGAGGCCGGCCGGTGCGGGCTGCGGACGGACGGCGCCACGCTGTACGTCGTCTGGTTTGCCTGCCCCGACTGCGCCAGGGCGATCATCTGCTCCGGCATCAAGAGCGTCGTCGGCAGCCTGCACGCCCGCCAGGCGACGCCCGCCCGGTGGCTGGAGGCCGTCGAGGATGGCGAGCGGATGCTCCGCGAGGCCGGCGTCAACACGCGGTGGATCGCCGACAAGCTGGATGTGACCATCACCTTCGACGGGAGAGATTTGCACCTATGATCATTGGCATTTGCGGCCCCGCCGGGGCAGGGAAGAGCACCGTCGCCGACATCCTCTGCGGCGACGGAAGGGGGGTGACGATCCCGCTGGCCGACCCGCTGTACAAGGCGCTGTCGGCCATGTTCGGCATCCCCGAAGCTGCCCTCGTCGACCGCGGCAAGAAGGAGCAGACGATCGACTGGATTGGTCAGTCGCCCCGCCGCCTCCTTCAGACGCTGGGGACTGAGTGGGGCCGCCAGGTCATCGGCGAGGACATCTGGGTCAAAATCTGCCTGCGGCGCGCCGCGGTGAATCTGAGGGCAGGCTTTCGTCGCGTCGTCGTCCCAGACGTCCGCTTCGACAACGAGGCGGCGGCGATCCGCGAGGCTGGCGGGAAGATCGTCCGAGTCGTTCGGCCGTCGGGGTGCGTTGCCGGCGAGACGATGCGGCACTCGAGCGAGGCCGGCGTCAGCGACGATCTCGTCGATGCGACGATCGTCAACGCCTACCAGATGGACGAACTCGTCGAGGCCGTGAAGGCTACAATGAAAGAGTACCTGTGACACGCCACGAGTGGCCCCAGAGGCCCGCAATGCACAAGGAGGTGCGCAGCCATGTCCGAGCCGAAGATTCGACGTAAGTTCAAGGCGATCGGCGTCACGCTCTCGACGGCCGTAGCCACCGCCACCACCCTCCGCTGGGACGACGTTGCCGGCGGGACGCTGGAGATGGGCACCGTATCGACGGCCGCCAGCAGCATCCAGGTCTGGGCCTCCGACGCCACGGTCGGCACGTTCGGCCGTCTGTACGACTCAAGCGGCGCGGCTTCGGACATCACCCTGGCTCCGTCCACGACTGAGGCGCGGGTCTACGCCCTGCCGGATGCCTGCTATGGCGCCGGCGCGATCCGGCTGGTCGCCGGTCAGGCCGCCGCGACGGCGGCGGTGTGCATCGTGACGATGAAGACCTGACCGATGAGTGGTGCAGAGGTGAGCGAGACGCTCAAGACCATCATCGAGCGGTGGGGTTTTCCGACCCTTGTGGCGCTGGCGGCTGGGTACGTCTTGAGGCAGGACGTTTTGGTTCCTCTCGTTGACCAGCACGCGACGTTCCTGAAGACGATCGCCGACAGCCAGAAAGAGATCGCCGAGGCGGTCAACGAGCAGACGAGACTCCTGTACGCCCTTCAGCCCAAGAGCCACGCAAAGCCGGAGAACTAAGCGATGCCGTGGAAAGACTCTTCGACAACCGGAGGCAAGGTGCGGCTGAAGCACTCCGCGACTCCACTTGAGTCGATCGGCGCTGCCGGCCTGCGAACGGGCGAGGTCGCGCTCAACTCGGCCGACGGGAAAATGCTCTACAAGTCGGCGGATGGGTCGGTGAAGTCCATCCCCGGCGGATACACCGGGGTCATCAGCATCTTCGACAACGGCCTTGGTTCATCGCATCTACTCACGTTTACCAACGGCATACTCACTGCCTACGAGATTTCCTGATGCCCCTCTCCCCACGCACCCTCCGACCGGCGAGCAGCGGATTCGCCATGTGGCACCGCGAGATCAGCAAGGCCGTCACCGAGCAGACGAAACTGCTGTACGAGATGAAGCACATGCGAGACACCCCATGAGCCCCATGAGCCCCAGGACGCTGCGGCCACGCCAGACGGGACGCTACGCAGCGTTGCGTGTTGGCCTTGTCGCCTACTGGCCAATGAACGAAACCGCCACTAGCGGCGATGTGACGGTTGAGGACTGGACGAAACGCGGAAACAACCTGACGAGCAACAACACCGTCCCCAGCGTTGCCGGCATACAGGGCAACGGCCGAGAGTTTACGGCGGCAAACAGCGAATATCTTGCGGCGTCCGGTGCCAACAACGACCTCAAGTTTGCCGATGGCAGGGACTGGACGCTGACCGGATGGGTATGGATTCCAACGTGGACTACCAATCGTTATTTACTTGGAAATGACAGCTCCGGCAACCGTGAAATACTCATCGCTACGGCTGTACAAAACGGAAATAATCTGTCTGCCCAGTTGAGCCCTGGAGGCTCGGTTGGCGTAAGCACCTCGGCCTTTGCAGGCATCAATCTCGCCACCAGCGCTTGGCATTTTTTCGCGTTTTTTTACAAGCACAGCACGGGCGTCCTAGACGGGCGAGTGAATAACTCGTCCACGTCGCTTCCGGGCACTCGCACCGGCAGTCCCCTAGTGCAAAGCACACAGCCACTAAATCTTGGGCGGCGTCAGTTCACCGGTGCGAACGACCATTTTGGCGGTCGCCTGGACGAAGTCGCCAAGTGGGACCGAGTCTTGACGGCGACTGAGCTGACGACGCTCTACAACTCTGGAGCAGGCATTGACCTTCGACAATGAGCCAGACAACCGACCAGATCGATGCGGTGGTGTCTGCACTATGGGCTGGCGTTGTGGCCCAGCAGGAGGCGTACCGCGCTGCTAACGGCGGGTACTACCAGATGCTATGGACGCACAAGAATGTGCCGGCGTCGCCCTCGCAGCCCGACAACCTGGCGGAACGGCCCACGGATCAGCCAGCCTCGCCGATGCAGGGACTGCCGCAGAGCATGCGTAGCCGCATGAAGATCGACACGTACGGCAAGCCAGACGGCTGGACGATGACGCTTCAAGCGACCATTGACGGCGAGCTATGGGAGCGGGCCATCGACAACGGCACGGACCCCAGCCGCAGCAGCGATTGGCGGCCAGCCTAACTGCAAGACGTACCGCAAAAGCCCTACCCTGAGACGGCAGGCCACGATGCGGGCCAGACCCGAGCCACGGAGCTAGACCATGAGCCATGCAGAGGTGGTGCCGATGAGCGAGGTGGTGGGGTTGGTGGTCAGCCCACCCGCGGAATCTTAGCCGCGGCGTCGGCGCCGGCCCCGGTGATCCTGGGGTCGATGTAGCTCTTCCGCTTCAGGGCCGGCGACGAGTGGTCAAGCAGCTCCTGGGCATCGCCGCCCGCAGCCTCGTAGTACGAAGCCGCCGTCCGGCGGATGCGGTGAAATTTGCTGCGGCGATCTACCGGCAGGCCGGCCCGCTTCAGGACGCGGTCAAGGTGGTGGTAGAGCGTGCTGACGGCCCGCCCCCACGGGAAAACGACGTCTCGAGGAGGCGTCGAGATCGCCGCGATCGCGGCTTGAGTCTCCGGCTTGATCGACCGCGTGATGTCCCTGCGGTGGCCTTTGCGGCCCTCGGCGCGGAAGTGAACCATCCCGTCGTGGACATCGCGGAACTTGAGGCTCAAGACCGCCGAGATGCGCTCCGCGGTGTCGTAGGTCACCAGTAGCAGCGCCCTCCAATACCCGGCGGCATCGACGCCATCGACGAGGCCGCGCTCCTCGCCGGCCGCCGCCACCAGCCGCCGCATCTCGTCGGTCAGCCACGCCTCAGGCACGCGCTCCGGCACGACGATTCGTCGAAGGCTGGCCGACGGGCCACGCTTCACGCCGGGGATGGCCTCGTCCCAGGCCAGTTGCCAGAGGGCGCGGAGCTGCGCCCGATCCTTGGCGGCCGTCCCCGGCTCCCGATCGCGGAGACGCCACGAAAGGAACCTGGCGACCACCAGCGGGTCAAGGTCTTCTAGGGTCGGCTCGTGGCCCAGGAACTCGCCGAATGCGGCCAGGGTGAACCCGTACAACCGCAGGGTGCGGTCGCTGATTCCACGCATGGGAGCGTAGTAGTCGTCGAGGAAGCTACGGAGCGTCATCGGTGTGCTCCCCCGGAAGGTGCCACACCAATGGCGGTCATCAACCCCCCTTCAGCACATCGCCCATTCGTCCACGGTTTCACGCTCGACGCCGCTGGCGTCCTCGAGCTTCGCGAGCGCCGACATGAGCGTCCCCTCGAGCGCGTCGCGGTCGGCCACGCGGCCGGCTGAAAGCATTCCGGCGGTGTTGACGGCGGCGAAGAGACTGCGGATTTCGGAAACACTGAGGGTTACGCTGACGTTTCTGGAGGGCACGGCAGACTCCTTTCACAGTGGTGGTACGATTCCTTTCGGCACCGTCACATTCGAATCCCCTATCCTCCACTAGTCAAGTGGAGTCTGCGGCCGAGGGCGTCACGGGCCTCGTGTCCTGAGTGGACACTCTGCCTTGCCTATCTTTCCTAGCCCCTAAAGGAGACGCGCAAATGCCTACAGTGAAAGACCAGGCGATTGGGTCGTGGGAAGCCGCGGCGGTGATGGGTGTCCATTTCACGCAGCCGGCCGTGATGGTCAGGAAGGGTTTGCTGACCAGCCGGGCCATCAAGGCCGTCAGCGGCAGCGGCGAGGCCAGGTCGTTCCAGGTCTACTCCCTCCAGGAGTGCGACCAGGACTACGCCGACTACGAGGAGGCTAGGCGGGAGCGGAAGAAGGGACGGCCACGATCCTACGTCGACCTCCGGCCGGACGAGCTACGCCGGCTCAAGGCGGTGAAGACGCCGATCGACTTCTCCGACGCCATCGGCAGCGCCGAGGCCGCCGAGATCATGGGGTGCCATTGGACATGGCCCCCGCGAGCGGCCCGCCGCGGCGACATCGTCGGCAGGATCGTCCACAACGGCCGGGACGCCAAGGCGTCCGACAGGGTGTGGATTTTCTCGCGGGCGTCGTGCGAGCAGAATGCCGCAAAAGCCCGCAAGGAAACGGCCGCCGGCCAGAAGATCGGCCGCCCCCGCCGGGGCATCAAAAAGCCTACTCTTGCCAAGTAGGGTTTTGGCCGATACATTCTGCGGCACTCATGGAGGAGTCGCCGCATGGAAGGTCTTTGGCGTCATCAAAGGGAGGCGATCGCGTGGGCCGGAGGCCGGCGCGACGCCGTTCTTCATATGGGGATGGGAACCGGCAAAACCCGGTGCGCCATCGAGATCATCCGGCAGGAGCTTGATGCCGGCCGCGCCCGCCGCGTGATGGTGGGATGCCCCAAGGCCGTCATCGCCGCCTGGGTGAAGCAGTTCTCGCTCTGGATGCCGCAGGCCCGCCTGCTCATCCTCGACCGCGGGACGTCGGCGAAGAAGGGCGAGCAGATCGCCGCCGCCTGCGCCGACACCTCGCCGCTGGTCGTCGTCGCGAACTACGAAACGTGGTGGCGAGTGAAGCAGGCCGACAAGGTGCCATGGGACTGCTTCGTGTTCGACGAGTGTCACCGGCTCAAGTCGCCGTCCGGCGCCCAGTCGAAGTGGGCGGCGAAGCAGACCAAACGCTGCCCGGCGGCCAAGCGGATCGCCCTCTCCGGCACGCTCCTGGCCCAGACCATCCTTGACGCCTTCGGCATCTACCGGGCCGTCGAATCGCCGGAATGTACCACGTTTGGTACGTCCTACACCCTGTTCAAGGCGACCTACGCGATTACGAATCCGCACCTCCCAGGCATGGTGGTCGGCTATAGGAACCAGAAGCAGTTCGGCGAGAAGATCGCCGCGACGACGTTCCATCGGAAGAGCGAGGACGTTCTTGACCTCCCGCCGATCCTCCATGTCGAGGTGCCGGTGGAGATGACGGCCAAGGAGGCAAACGTCTACCGGCAGCTTGAGAAGGACTTCGTCGCCGAGGTCGAGGCCGGCAAGTTCGTCACCCCGAAGAACGCCATGATCGGCCTTCTGCGGATGCTTCAGTCGTGTCAAGGCTATGTCCGGCTGGACGACGAGGAGGCGGCCCGCCGCATCGACGAGCATCCGTCGAAGCAGGCGGCGTTCGCGGAGATGCTCGAGGACATCGACGCCGGCGAGCCGCTGGTGGTGTTCGCACGGTTTCGCAGTGACATCGACTGCGTGATCGAGGCGTGCCAGAAGCACGGGGCCACCTACAGCGAGCTGTCTGGTAAAATCGACTCCCTTGCCGAGTGGCAGTCAGGGAAGACGCAGGTGCTGGTGGCTCAGATTCAGTCGGGTGGCATCGGCATCGACCTCACCCGCGCCCGCCTGGGCGTCTTCTACAGCCTCGGCCACTCGCTCTCCGAGTACCTTCAGTCCATCGCCCGCCTGCACCGGCCTGGGCAGACACAGCACACGCGGTTTTTTTCTTTGGTCAGTACCCTACACGGCAAGCCTACGGCAGACGGCCGCGTGTACGAGGCTTTGTCGAATAGACGCGAGGTTATCGATGACATTCTTAGAGGCTACAAGCGAGGACAACAGTCTCTCCAGCGTGCTGGAGCAGATCACGGCGATCGACCGTGAGATCGACGACGCGGAGCTGCGCGTCAAGGAGCTGAAGAAGAAGCGGGAGGCGATGGCGAACGTCGCCGTCGAGGAGATGACCGGCGGCCGGCTGGACGGCGTTCGCGTCGCCGGCCGCTCGTGGCGGGTTGAGTGGGAGCATCGGATCAGCGCCAGCGGCGAGGCCCAGGATGCCGTGCTCGAGGCCGCCCGCAAGGCCGGCGTCGACAAGGGCCTGGTCGGCATCAACACCGCCAGGCTCAAGAGCCTGCTCAAGGAGTTGTCGAAGGACGCCGGCCGCGACCCGCGGCAGCCGTGGGCCGAGGGGACGCCGTTCGCGGGAATCGTGAGCGAGTACGTCCAGCCCGTCCTGCGGCACATGACGACCGGCTAGCAGCCTACAGAAGAAGCGTCGCCGCCTGGCGTGTGTCTGGGCGGCTGGTTGGTGGTTTGGAAGGACGCTCTAGGAGAAAACCAATGAGCACCGCGATTTCGACGACCGTGAAGACGATTGACTACCCAGCGCTCGCGCCGAACAGTCGGCAGGCGCAGATCATCGCCGCTAACCTGGACGGCGAGCCGATGACGGAGATGGATCTGGTGAAGGTGCCGACGCCGGCCGGCGGCGGGACGACCTGGAACATCGACTGCAACGGCAACACCGAGAGCACCGACGAGATCGTCGGCCTCCTGGTGGCCGTCGGGAAGCGCGGCGTGCTGTGGCCGAAGGACGACCCGTCCGACATGAGGCCGGTGCTCGTGTCGCACGACCTCCTGGTCGGCTACCGCGTCGGTGACGATGTGTCGCTGGGGGACATCGACCCGGCGGCTCTGGAGCGGTATCGGATCGGTGACCGCCGCTATGACTGGGCGGCGCTCTCCACCGGGCCGGAGTTCGGCTATGGCGCGGGCAAGAGCGGCAGCGGCAAGAAGGTCAAGGAGGCCCGCATCCTCGCGATCCTTCGTGAGGGCGAAACGTGGCCGATCCTCGTGACCGTCGGGCCGGGCAGCCTGCGGAACTGGCTGCCGTTCCAGAAGCGGCTCCCCGCGTTCCCGTGGGAGTGCGTCGTGGGGCTCAAGCTCCAGAAGGTGAAGTCGAGCGGCGGTCAGCCCTACTCGCAGATCGTCCCCCGCGTCGTCGGAGTGATCTCCGAGGAGCAGGGTGCGGTCGCGAAGAAGGTCTACCACGACTCGCTCACCGCCATGTTCAACGCCCCGCCGGCCGGCGCCTCGGGCGTCGTGCGCGACGAGGAGTGATCCAACAGGCTCGGGCCGGCGGCCTTTAACCCACACATTCGTGGGCCGGTCGCCTAGCCGGTGGAGTGGCGTCGTAACCCCCGGAAGTCTGCCGAGCCCTCTGGTGTCACCTTTCCACCACGGCCGGCGGGCGTCTTTGCCGCCTCCCGGCCCTGTTCCACGCAGGGCCGGGAGGGTGGCTTCTTTATTGCAACACCAAGGAGGAGCCTATGGAACGGAAGCGAAAAAACATCCCCGCCGGAGTGCGGTGGCAAGTGTTTTCAAGGGATGGATTCAGGTGCATCTACTGCGGCGCGACGAAGGAAACAGCGACCCTAGTCATCGATCACGGCGATCCGTTCTCCAGGGGCGGAGGCGACGACATCGACAACTACGTCACCGCCTGCCGGCAATGCAACGCTGGAAAGGCGGCAAAGCAAGCCATACCGAAAGCGGCGTGGGAAGACGATTCTCGCGAAGCCGCTTTCGTGCGAAGTGGAGAGCGGCACAAAAGCCAGCTATTGGCCGACTGGCACGAGGCGTTCTCATGCGCTTGGTTGTCAGTGGCGGCTGGCGGGTCGCACGTTGTCCGATGCATCACAGGATTCGGCGATGACCATGAGAATCCATGCTCATCGGAGATCGACGTCGACTTTGTGCTGCGTGATCATGTCGATGGATGCGGGCAACTGTGGGAGTCGCTCAACGCAGTAATCCTGCCGCTCAAAGACGACGGCGAATACTCGTCGCAAGAGCAGTCGCGGGTCAGGGATGCTGCGATTCTTGGCTATTGTCACCCAACGATGATCATCTTGGGGTCGCCGTGGAACTTCTACGGCGCTGTCGTTGACGATCGCTACAAGGGCTGCCCCGCCGGGTGGGCTATCGACGACTACCTGATGTGCTCTGAGCGGGTATGGGCTGGAGGCTGGTATCCAGACGAATGCTGGGACTACGCAGACATACGCAGCGAGTTTGGTCTGACACCTCGCAAGATCGGATATCGAGCGACGAATCGTTCACTGGGAAAGGAGTCTGCAAATGGCCTTTGAGTTTGACGTCTACGCTTCGTTCAGGGAGGCGGCAGCCATCATCGCCGTTGGTGGGCGGTGCGTAAAACTGCACGGCATCACGCCCGATGGCTACTGCACTTGCGGCAAGGACGGCCATCACATCAACGGTAAGGTCAAGAAGCAATGTGGCAAACACCCGGCTGGTGGCGATGGGTGGCAGCACCGTGTCGCCAGGACTGAGGAAGACCTGGAGACATGGATCGAGGAATATGAACGCACTGGCGTTCCTTTCAACGTCGGCGTAGTCCTTGGCCCCAGCACGGGAATCATCGACATCGAGTGGGACGATCCGGCCGCCCAGCAATACGCCGAACAGATCGGACTGACCAGGATCGCCACGCCCACATACACCTCGGGGCGATCTGAGCACAGGCTATTTCTCTGGGACGACCGCTTCGATCACATCGACAAAGCAGTGGTCTACCCAGGCGGCCTGGAGGTTCGACTCGGCGTCGGAGTCAAGGCGTCCCAGAGCGTCATTCCTTGCTCGTGGCACTGGAAGGGGGTGCAGTACAAGTGGAAGCCGACGCTGCGAATCGACGAAGTCCAACTGGCTCCGGTGCCTGAAGAACTCGCCAGAGCCATAGCCAGCGGGAAAGTGAACGGACGGCCTTCGACGAAGCTCAAGTCGTCCCGCCATGTAATCCACGGCGATGTTGGCGAGGGCTACCGGCACCCGACACTCCTCGCTCTGGCGACGAAGCTGGTGATGCGGAACGAGTTCTACGAAGACGACGACGAGCAAGAAGACATCATCGGACTCGTATGGAACACGAACCTACAGAACTGCAAGCCTCCGAAGTCGAGGGAGGAGGTCGTCAGCATCGTCCACTCGTGCGTCTCGTACCGTCGCCATCTCGAACAGTCTGGGGAGATGGTTCCAAAGGCGCAGGCAGACATCGACGAGGCGGCGAAGAAGATCGGCCAGCGAGCGGAATCAGGCGTCGAAAAAAGGCCGGTCTGCGGTTACGCGCTTCAAGGTCTGCAATGGAAGCCGGTCGACGGCTGGCCTGACGGAGAGTGGATGCCAGGCGACTGGGAGGTGCAGATGATCCAGTCCGACCCTCCCGAAATAGTTCTCTGCGTCAAGCAGTGGTCTGACACCCCGTGCAGCGGAAAAGTGACGTTCGGCTTCGACGAGTTTCGGTCTGCGACCAAGGTTGCAAACAAGGTCTTCGCCGCAACGCGGCGAGTGATCCTGGACGGTGACCGCGGCGAGTGGGAGAGGATTTGGAGGGGACAGGACGGGAACAAGACGAGGCCGAAGATCAAGGGACTGGTCGAGAAACTCGTCGAGAAGAAGCAGGCTGCGGTCGACGGCGACATTCATGTCGGTGCGTCGAGTTTGAGGTACGCGACGCTGGCGGCCTACTTGCTGGAGGCGTTCACCAAAGCGACGCAGCCGCGTAGCGACGAGAGCCCAGAGCCGAACATCTCTGGACGCCCGTGCTGGGTGAAGCCGGAGGAGCTGTGGTTCAAGTGGTCGAAGACCTGGGAGGACATCGGCCGGACTCACGACGTTCAGGCAGGCGAGAGGATCAGGATCAAGCACCTCCTCTGCCAGATCATGCGAGTTGACGATATGCCGGAGGGCCGGCACACGTTTGGCAGCGTCAGACACTCCTACGTCATCTTCTCGCCGAGGTGGGTCGAGGCGGTGCAGTCGCTGGCCGAGGGTGCCCCAGCCGCATCCAAGGGCGAACCTTACGATTCCGAAAGCCTGACGGAGAATTCCCCTATATACGGGGCGGCCGAGATGGGTGAGGGCATAAAAAACCTCTTGGAAAGTCCGTATTTTGCGTCTTGAGCCGTAAGTCCTTTGTTTTCAAGCACTTAGGTGTGACGCGGAATTTCAAAAATGACGCGAAATCCGCGTCAGGCGTTTGCAAGTCCTTTGTTTTCAGTGGTTTACGTTGACGGGGAATCTTTTATGCAGTGCGCAAGGGTCATCGGTGGTGCGGGGACTGGGAAGACGTCCATGATGCTGGAGATCATGGAGAAGGCTCTGGATCGGCCGGAGGTGGCCGGCAACCCGTTCGCCCTCGGGTTCTCGTCGTTCACCCGTGCGGCCCGCCAAGAGGCGTCTGGGAGGGCTTCTGCGGCGTGGGGCGTGCGGCAGGCCGACCTGGAGTCCAATGGGTGGTTCAGAACGTGCCACAGCGTCGCCTATCGCGTCCTGGGGGTGTCCAGGGGCGAGATGCTGGGGGGCGGCAAGGAGGACGACAAGTGGGTGTCAGAAGCCCTCGGGAGCGACGTCCAGGCGTCGTTTGACGAGGACGAGGGCGGGATCGCCATCTACACGGGCGACCCCGTGGCGGCGGCGGCTCTGAACTACTGGTCGATGGCGAGGAGCATGGTCGTGCCGATCCGCCAGGTCGTCGAGGCCGACGGCTCGCCGGATGCTCCGTCTGCCGACGAGGTGATCAAGCGGATCGAGGCTTACGAGACGGCCAAGCGGCTGGACGGCCGGGTGGACTTCACAGACCTCCTCTGCCGATTCGTTGGGGTCAAGAACGTGCCGTCGATCGGGCCAGAGTCTGTGACGCCAGAGGGCATGGTGCCGGATGCGGTCGTGGGGTGGATTTTCGACGAGGCCCAGGACGCCAGCAAGCTGCTCGACATGGCGTGCCGGAGGCTCGTGACGGGAGAGTCGTGCCGGTGGGCGTGGCTGGTCGGCGACCCCTATCAGGTTCTGTATTCGT